GACCAAGTTCGCGCGGTCAAGGCAAAATACGAGGACAGCGGCTCGGCTGAAATGTTCAAGACCTTTGATGCGACGATCATGGTGGGCGACCTGGCGGTTGTGCAGTCAAACACGCGGCACATGATGACCGTGGTGAAGGTTACAGACATTGATGTTGATGTGAACTTTGACAGCACGACACCCATTCCTTGGGTCGTCCAGAAGATCGACGGGCCGAGCTTCGAAGCGATAATTGCGCAAGAAGCCCAAGCTATTTCCGCCGTGCAGGCTGCTGAATTGCGCCGCAAGAAGGATGAGCTTCGGGCCACAATGTTCAAAGACCATGAGGCGAGCATTGCGGCTTTGGCGCTGACCCGCCACGGCGATGAAGGTCTTTTTGAGCCACAACAGCCGCCGATCAGATGATCATGAATTGTCGGCGTGACCTAGTGCCTAGCCCCATAGGAGCGCCACACCTTAGACCCATGCGGGTCTAAGGGCTTTGCTTAATTTCATTAAGCGCAGCGGGGTTAGACGGTCGAAAATCGTGGGGCTTCAAAGGCGAAGTGAACGACCGTCTAACCCGCAGCTATCAAGAGAGAATTTCAATGTTTTGTCGGAAGTGCGGACAGAAGAAGACCACGAAGAGGTCGGCAGGAGTATTCCATTGCAAGCGATGCGGAATGCAGCCGGGACAGTTGCGGATGGATCGGGCCGGAAACCCAAGACCAGACCCTGATCTGCCAACGATCAATGACAACTGCGGGGTTTATGTCTTTGCCGAACGGAAAACCAGACTGCCTGCCTCATATCAAAACGGAGTCGAGTGATGCGTGAAATCAACTATAGCCGGTTGCCTGCCCACATGCGGGATGGAATGCGGCGCTACATAGAAAATGGCATTCCGGCCGGCAGTTTTCAGACGGCGGTGCTTTCCAATGACCTAATGGAAGCCTTCAGGCGGGCCGATGATGTGAACCGTCTGGCCATGCTGGATTATGCGATGTTCCTTGCCAACGAAGCGCCTTGCGGGTGCTTTGGATCGCCAGAGCATGTGAAGGACTGGATTGCCCAAGGCGGCCTCAACGGCATGGCCTCGTGATGGAAATCATCGAAATCCCGGACGGAGCGCAGGTCACAGAACCCGGCGCATATCGGATGAGCATGGCGCTGTATCACAGCCAAGGCGTCTGCCCCGGCCCCTCATTTTCCTCGACCGGCATTCGTGCGGCCGAACTGAAAAGCCCTCTGGCATTCTGGAAAACTTCGGACCTGAACCCGGATCGGTATCCGCCGAAGGAAGAAGGCGACGCGCTGATCCTTGGCAAAGCCGCACATTGCCTGATCCTTGGGGACGAGGTGTTCGCGGACAATTTTGCCTATGTGCCGGACGATGCGCCGCGCAGACCGACATCAGCGCAGATCGCTGCCTTCGAGAAGAACGGCTTCTGGTCAGATGCCGCAAAAGACGGGGCCGAATGGTGGGCGCGGTTTGATGCCGAGGCCGCTGGCCGGTCTCTCCTGACTGCCGAGCAGGTAACGCGGATCGGCTACATGGCCGAAAACCTTGCCGCCCTGCCGGAAGCCCGCGAAGCCCTGATCGGCGCGCTCACCGAGGTCTCAATGATCTGGCAGGATGAAATCACCGGGCTTTGGGTGAAGTCTCGGCCCGACTGCATTCCGTCCAATGGCGTGGACTTCGGCGATCTGAAGACGTTTTCCCCCAAAGGGTCCGACATTCTCCTGTCGGCACAGCGGGCGGTCACGGATCACGGCTACGCAGTGCAGATGGGGATGGCCGTCGAGGGGGCCGAACGGATCTTCGGCATGACGGCGACCAGGTGTGCGCTGATCTTTATCCAGACCACGGAACCCTATGAGCCGGTTCCGATCATGCTGGACGAGGAAACAATCCATTGGGGCCGAGTCCTGTTCAGGTCCGGTTTGGACAAGATTGCCCACGGCCTGAACACGGGGGAATGGCCCCCACGCGCTAAGGGCTTCATCAACTACAGCTTCCCGCCGACCATGCTCCATCGCTTCGGAGAGCTTCAGTTGGCGGGCGAACTTCCGATGATCGAAAGGATTGCAGCGTGAACGAAGTCGTCACCAACGGCCAGAGACAGCAGGCACCTCTTGCTCAATTCAAGGGCGACCTCGCCAGACTTAAGGACGCTGGAGAGTTGGACATGCTCCCGGCAAATGTCACCTACGAGGCTTTTCGCAATGCGGCCGTCGTGGCGATCACCGACAACCCGGCCATATTGAGTTGCAATAAGGAAAGCATATTCAAGGCGATCCGCAGGCTTGCGGCGGCTGGACTCGTGCCGGATGGCCGAGAGGCGGCTATCGTGCCGTTCAGCGGTCAGGCGCAGGCGATGCCTATGGTCTATGGCTTGATTAAGGTGGCCCGCAACTCCGGCGAAATATCTTCGATCTGGGCAGAAGTTGTCCGGGGGGATGAGATATTCACCATCAGCATGGTCAATGGCCAAAGAAGCTTCGACCACCAGTATGACCCGCTTCGTCGGGAGGGGGAGGTCAAGGGCGCTTATGCCGTCGCCAAGTTGAAGGACGGGACAATCGAAGTCGAAGCGATGGGTCGCGACGACATCGAAAAGCGCCGGAAATCCAGCGCCAACCAGCGCAGCGCCGCACCAACGGGCATTTGGGCGCAGTGGTATGATGAAATGGCAAAGAAGACCGTCATCCGCGCGCTGGTGAAGCGTCTTCCAATGTCCAGCGAAGATGTTCGTCGGGTTATGATCGAGGATGAGGAAAGCTCCATCCGTGATGTGACGCCGCCCGCGAGGGACGCGAAACCAAATCTGGCGCAGCGGCTTGCCTCCAATTCGGTCGAAAAAATTAACATGCCAGCCGAAACCGTGGGCCAGGCTGAAGGCGATCAGGAGGCCGATGGGCCATCGCAGACCACAAATCCGCAAGAAGCGGCTCCAGACGCGCCCTATCGCGCGCTGGCGGCAAATGGTGCACCAACCGGAGACGCATGGGCAAAGGGCGCGACCGCATTTCATGAAGGCAAGCCGATCACCTCATGCCCCTACGACCCGGATGAAGCGAATGCCGATGCCGAAGACTGGTGCGGCGGCTGGTGTGGTGCGGAGACCGCGCGGTCATGACCTACCTTCTCACACAGCAAGAGGCCGAAGAACTGGTTGCCGACCGCCTCTATGGCTACGGCGAGCAGGTCAACCCGTTCACATACGAGGGCGGCGTCTACGACTTCGACATAACCGAAGCGCGGGCCGAAATCGAAATGTTCCTTGCGACACTGAACAGGTTGATTGACCCCGACAGCATTAGGATCAAGCCCGACCGGCTGGATGAAATGGACGTTCCCTGCGTTGCCATCACAATCAAGACCGGAGATCAACCATGACTTCCGCAGCGCCAGACGACTGGAAGGGCGAGCATCTGATCAGGTTCAGCCGCAGAATGTATCTGCCGAAGCTCGCCCCGGATGAGTTGGCGGAACGGCGGCGCAAGTTTGCAGAGACAGAAGCTGTCCGGGCGAAGGTCTGCGAACTCTATGCCGGGGGCATGACCGCCATGGAGATCGCGCCAATGGTCAACAGGTCATACGGACAGGTCACGCTGATCATCCGCGAAAGCGGGCTTCGGCCGACACAAACCTACAGCAGGGCTTGCAGATGATCGAGAACCCGCACCTCCTTCCGAAAATCCGCTCCGCCTCCTTGCGGCAGTCGGCCTTGCTCATGCCTTGCACCGCGCGCTTGGCGGGGTTTGTCGGGACAGGCTGTGCGGGCCGCAGCACGAATGTCATGGCGCATCTTCCTGTCCACGGGAAAGGCATCGCAACAAAGGTGTCCGATCTACACATGGCCTGCGCCTGCGGCACCTGCCACGATCTGATCGACATGCGTGATCCGCGCGGCACAATGCTTCGTGAAAAATACCCGCACGCATTCTGGGAGCAGATGTTCAAGGCCCACGCTGAGACACTTTCGCGGTGGGTGGCTCTTGGCCTGATCCCGATGGGCGACGATTGGGAGGTGGTGTGATGGACCGGACCTTCTCGACCAATTGCGCCTATGGCAGCGATAAGTGGATCGCCACGGTTCTCGGGCAGTCGCTTGAGTGGGTCAAGCGCAACCGGCCGATCCTGGAGCGAGAGGGCTTCCCGCCGAAGGACGCCTTGTTCGGCATGACCCTGAAAGATGACGTTCAGGCTTTTCTTGCCAAGCGCCGCCGCGTCGCTGATCCTGACCCTACGGCCACACACCACGGGCCGGATCAAACAGGAGTCAATTATGCGAACCTTTAAACGGGCCTTGTGGGACGGTTCAGACCCCACTTATGCGCCTTGCATCGGCAGGTCTGACGGATTGTTTTACTGGCGTGCGCCGCCTAAATACCGAGAATATGGCTACAATATCTCAGCCGTTCGGTTGGCGGGAGAGCCGGGAGACGGTCAAGACCTTGCGCGGGCCGCGAAGTGCCGGGAACTTACCCGTGAAATGCTGCGGTGGCACGAGGTCGCAGAAACCCGCCTGACGCCCGGATCATGGGGCGCGCTGATAGCTCGCTACAAGTCCGATGCGGTTTCGCCGATCAAGGACGTTGAGCCGAACACGCGGGCCAGCTACCTCGCCAATCTTGCCTATTGGGATCCGGTCCTGAGCAAGAGCCTCACCAGCGCCATGACCTTCGTTGAGGCGAAGACCATCGTTCGGGCCATGCAGGAGAAAGGCCGGTCTGCGCACTTCATCAAGGCCAAGTTCACAATGCTGCGCATGGTGGCCAACTATGGCAAAGCCCTGCGGTGGCCGGGGATTGATGATGTCTGCGCCGTCCTTGGCCAGTTGAAGCTGAAAAGCCCGAAGCCAAGATCCTCGTCGCCGACATTCGAGCAGATCAGCGCCATCGTCGCGGCCGCAGACGCAGCGGGGGACGCAGGCTTTGCCCTTGGCGTCCTCACTCAGTGGCATCTGTCTTTGCGGGCAATGGACGTGCGCGGTGACTTCTTCGAAGGCGTAGGCGGAATCACCCGTGGATCTACGGGATGGGGCAAGGGTCTGACATGGGCGATGATCGACCGTGACATAACGACCCTCAGCAAAACGCCGACGAAGACCGAGGACAAACTGCCGGATGAAATCGTTTGGGATCTGACTATGGTTCCAGACGTTCGCCAGCGCCTCCTAGACGTGCCTTCTGACAAGCGCGTCGGCCCGGTCATCGTCGACAGTCGCGGAATGCCGTTCGACCGCTTCTCCTATTCGAAGCTCTGGCGGAAGCATCGCACGACCGCTGGCGTGCCCGAAGACATTCTGATGATGGACACGCGAGCGGGCGCTGCGAACGACGCAGAAGAAAAAGGCGCAACCGCGATCGAGATCAACAAGCAGCTCAACCATGCCAGTCTTGAGACGACGAAGCGGTATATCCGTAGGAAGTCGGATGGCGTGAACAATGTCCTGAGACTCAGGGCAGAACATAAATAAAACAGGAATATCACAGCAATAACACAGGCCTACTTTAAGACACTAGCCTAAGCCATTGATTTGTTTGGTACCGACGCCCCGGCTCGAACGGGGGACCCCTAGATCCACAATCTCGGATAGGTCCAAACATTTCAATGGCTCCTGCAACAAGGAGCCGTTCGAATGCCACAAAACCCCACGAATACCAGCCTGAACCGCAGCGCGCTTCGATGTGAACAAAGCGACCGCAGGCCAAGCTATTGGATTTTGCCCAATGGCGCGCTTTTTAAAGCACCCGCAAAACCCGTTTCCCCAATCAATCCCGGTTCTCGCAGGTTCACTGAACCGGGGAACGCTTCGCATGGAGGTCTGTGATGGCTGACAAACCGATCACCTTTTCCGGGTCAATGGTCCGCGCGCTTCTGGCTGGTCGCAAGACGCAGACGCGGCGCATCATCAAGGGCACCAAGGCTGACGCGTTGTCACGTGGTTTTGTGGGTATCCGCCTGCCCTACGCGGTCGGCGACCGTCTCTATGTGCGCGAGCATTGGCGCACATCGGACGCCTATGACGATCTGGCCCCATCGCGGCTGAGCGGCGAGGAACCTATCATTTATCTCTCTGACGATGCGCTGGAAACTTGGGGGTGGGGAAACAACTTCGTCCCGGGACGCTTCCGCCAAGCCATGCACATGCCCAGATGGGCCTCTCGCCTGACCAACATCGTCACCGATGTGCGGGTGCAGCGGTTGCAGGACATCAGCCGAGAAGACGCAATGGCCGAGGGGCTTGCCAAGAAGCTTTGCGCGCCGCCCTTGGCGAGCGAAATGGGCGTCGATTGGGGATACGACGGCGATGACCGCTATGGCAGTCCCGTCAGCGCCTACGCCGCCCTCTGGAACAGCCTGCACGGCCCCGAGGCATGGGCCGCAAATCCTTGGGTCGCCGCCTACACCTTTACGGTCCAGAGCGGGAACATTGACGACCCCATCGCCATCATCGCGGCTGCATACAAGCGGAGGGACAAATGACCGAACTACCGCACTTCCCGCTATCGCCCCTGCATCTGGAATTTATGCTTGCGTTCTTTGCCTCTACCGATCCCAAGGAGCGGCTCGGACCTCTGCTTCACACAGAGGCGGGGAAGACCATCAAGGACTGGATGATTTTCGAGGATCTGATTGTCCGCGAGAGAGACGGGTCATGGGTATCTACCGAGAGGCTTGGCGTCTATATCCAGCACCTTCTCACCCGCCCCCTCCCCGTCAAAACGTGGACCATTCCAGCGGAGGGCGACAAATGACCGACAGAACTATCTGCATCTATCACGGCAACTGCGCCGATGGCTTTACCGCTGCATGGGCGGTGTGGAAGGCGCTCGGTGATCAAGTAGAATTTGTTCCGGGCATTTATGGGCAAGACCCGCCAGATGTGACCGGCGCTGACGTGATCATGGTTGATTTCAGCTACAAGCGCCCAGTTCTGGAAGCGATGGCGGAGCGGGCGCGGTCTGTCCTGATCCTCGATCACCACAAGACGGCGCAGGCCGATCTGAACGGCTTCGGCGTCGATATGTCTGGGTGGAAGCCGCCCTTCGGCTGGCAACGTCACATGGCGAACGTCGCGCAAGACGGGTGCGAGGGCCTCGCCCACAAGTCGCAATATGTGATCTTCGACATGGACCGATCCGGCGCACAGATTGCGTGGGACTTCTTTCACCCCGGACAAGCGCGACCCGCACTGGTTGATTACGTGGCCGACCGCGATCTGTGGCGCTTCGATATGCCAAATTCACGCCTCGTCGCAGCTTGGTATTTCAGCCATTCGTATGACTTCGTCACATGGTCCCGCCTCGCCACAACACTCGAAAGTGATTTGGGCAGAGTAGAGGCTTATGGGGACGGGGCGGCAATCGAACGCAAACACCACAAAGACATCTCCGAACTTCTGGCGGTCACGCGCCGCGAAATGGTGATCGGCGGGCACCGCGTTCCTGTCGCCAATCTGCCTTATACGATGGCAAGCGACGCAGCCGGTCAGATGGCCGAGACTGCCCCATTCGCCGCCTGTTACTACGACCGGCCCGACGCTCGCGTGTTCTCGCTCAGGTCGCGCGGCGATGGTGGATTGGACGTGGCTGAGATCGCGGCAGGCTATGGCGGTGGAGGGCACAAGAACGCAGCCGGGTTTCAAGTGCCGCTGGGTTGGGAGGGCGACAAATGACCGACGATCCCCACCCCTTCGACACCTACGACACGGACGGCGATGCACGGCCCACGGCTGCGGCGATTGTCGTGCTGTGCGTCTTGGCAGGCGTGGCGCTGGCCTGCGGGCTGATGGTGTGGGGGCTGCTGTGAGGCTTGTCGTCGCCCTTGTCATTGCCCTGACCGACGCGCCGCCCGGTGACGTGACCCCCGGCTTTGCCGTTGCGCTGCCCGACATGGCGGCTTGCGAGCGGGCCGTCACGGATCAATTCGCCGCCCTGCAATCCCATTACCCCGCGATGGAGGCACGTTGCGTTGAAACCGCCGTGCTTTGGGAGTCACTCATTCCAAGGAGGAAGCCATGAAACGTCTCGGTTCGAAAAAATACGCGCGATGCAAGAAGTGTCGAGAGTTGGTTTCTGACCCTGAAAGCTGTGCGAACTGCGCGAATAAAAACCCCCTGAGTCTGACGCAAAACTGGCCGCGAAACGGGAAGGCAGGAAGGCCCACCTTGGACATTCAAGAAGGAAACGATCCATGAAACTGCCGTTTGCCATCATCACCGCCGCCATTCTGTCGGCTTGCTCGCCGGTCCCGATTGACTGGCGCTGCGACGATACCCGCCAGCTTGACGTACCGCGCACGGATCGTGCGTGCGATCATGGGCGGGACCGGCCCGTGGTGAAGCCGGAACCGCCGACCGAGCCGCCCGCCAAGCCCGAAGAACCAGAAAAACCCACGGAGCCGCAAAAGCCCGGATTTGAGCCGAGCCGTGAGCAAGACCCGGAAGGCCACAAGGCATGGAAGGACGCGGTTGCCGATTGGGAAAAGGCGACCGGCAAGGACTGGACGCCGCCAGAGAGGGTATCGCTGTGACCATCAAAGGCTACGACGCATGGAAACTGCAAGGGCCAGACGATGATCGCTGCCCGGAGTGTGGCGGCAATCAGATGATGGACTGCATGAATTGCGGGGGGTGGGGCGAAGTCGCGGATAGTGTCGAGTGCCCGGAATGCGAAGGCACCGGCATCATCCCATGCGAGACGTGCAGCGGCGACGAGCCGGATGGAGATTATGAATACGAGCGGAGAAGGGACCGGGAATATGACCGAAGCACCTGAACGGATTTGGGCTACAACCTACCACTTAACGTCGACAAAAGGCTTTTGGTACAACGAGCCAATTACACCAAACAGGCCCGAAAATCAGGGCGTCGAATACGTCCGCGCTGACCTTGCGCAGCCCGTAGCGGTCAACCGCAAGCCGCGTCTATCTTGGCAATCAACGCTTGCCCCGTAACCACCGAAGCATCCCCGCCATCGCGAACCAGCGCCGCCGCGTGATCCGCCCTTGCCTGACGTGTGCCTTGGCAGATCGCATCACCGCTGTTTGGGGTCGCGTTCAGACAGCCGCTTACGAGCGTCGTCAGCATCAGTAGCATGAGGCGCATCATCTATCCTTTCGCGGGTTTTCTTGTAGCCTTCCAGCCCCTTGATTTTTGCCGTCTGCGTGCCTGAGCGCCTTCCGGCGAGCCACAGGCCCGCAGAGGACAGGGCGCGCCATAGCAGGCCAAAAATGGCGGGCAGGAAGCGGCGGATCACTTCGCCCCCCACTTCCGCCACACGGCCAGCGATGCAAGGGCCGACGACACAATGCCACCAGCGGCACCGATGAAGCGGTACAGGTCAATCGGATGCAGATCCAAGACGCCCGTGGCCGGGTCGAAGTCAGCCAGCCCGTAAAGCGCCAGCCCGGATGCGCCAAGGCCCGCGAGATAGGTCAACAGTCGGATGAGTGTCCAGTTCATTTCATGCCCCCCTTGAGAAATGCGGCCACTGCCTCAAACTCAGCGGCGGTAAGTGTGATGGTGACGGTTTCGCCACAGAAAACCTGAGTGCAGGGCTTTGGCGCGTCCTGCATCGGCCCTTTTTCCGGGGCCTCATTGCAGTAGTTGTTGCAGTTCTCGTCACCGGGGGTGCAGCGACCGAGTTGACCCTTTTCATGCGCATAGGCGCAGATAAACCCGGCATTTTCTCTGATCACCGGATCACCGCGAACGGTCAAAGTGATAGTGTCGCCATCGCGGGACACATTGATGTAGCCCGGATACGAGCCAGCGACCTTCGTATAGGCCCCAATCAGTTCTTTGGTCATTTCCGTCCTCCGATAAGCAGGACAAGCCCCTGCCAGATGAATTTGATGAGCCACACCAGACCGAAGGCTTGCGGGTCGGACTTTGGCGGGATGGCGGGCTTTGGTGATAGCGGCTTGGCCTTCACGCTCTCGACCGCAGCCAAGAACGGCGCCACGTCCGTCAGGGCCTGATTAAGACCGTCCCCGGCATACGCGCTGCGTCCCTTGCCCTTGCCGCTGACCAAAGGGAGCGAGGCCCACTCATGCGCAAGGTTGTTGGCGAACACCTCTGTGCTGATCTTGCCTTCAAGATACCTGACAAGGCCGCGCCGCTTGAGAAGCGCAACGGCAAGCGTTTTTTGTCCGGCCTCATCAAACCGGCTGGTGAGCGTAAGCCCCGCCTCTTTCCAGAGGCCGCGAAGCGTGTCCTCAAGGATCTGGTACGCGCCAGCGGCTTCGCTGCGATACCTCGCGTCAATCGAATCCTGCCATGCCAGAACTTCGCCGATGGTCATGGCCGTGAGCGGCTTCTTCGGCTGGTCGGCTTTTTTGATCCCAGCCCAAACAACATTGAAGTCGCCCCGGCTTTCGTGCTTGGCGATAAAGCTCAGAAGCTGATCCGTCATTTTGCGCCCCGTGACATGAAGTCGTTGAAATCCGAGCGAAGCCCCTTAACGTCCTCGCGCATTTCCCTAGCTGCCTCTCGGTCCTCCTGACGAAGCTTGTCCCGGTTGGCTATTTCAGCGGTCAGAAGAGCAATCTGCTCCTCGTTCGTCATCACCCGGCGCACGAGCCACACCACACTCCCGCAAAAGGACGTGATGGCAGCAACGATAAGCGCGTCGAATCTCTCAATGTTCATGGCCGCGCCGGAACCCCTGCCCAATTGCCCGGATCGTCGGGCTGACCGGCCGACCCGTAGCCAGCGATAGGTTCGTAGAAATCACGCATCGCCCAGAACGCATGGGCGAAGTCGCCGCTTTCGCCCGCAATCGTGTAGGTCATGTAGTCGGACCCATCGCGGTTGAACGTGCCGCCCGTGCCGAGAACGACTTCCTCCATCCGCTTGGCCGTCGCGGCCGTCAGACCGTTTCCGCCCGCTGCCTTGTTTTTGCGCGGCGAGACGTAGCGGCAGTTGTTCAGGACCAAGGAAGCCTGCGCGCCACCGTTGATGGTGGTCATGCTGCAATCGTCGAGTTGACGGATGCCGCCATTCGCGCCGCCGTGCGGGACGTTGACCCACGGATAGGTGTCGCCCGAGGATGCGGTGGAACCGGAGCGGTAGAACGCGACCTTCTCGCCGATATTATGACCGGCCTGCGATGGATCCCACATTGAGAACCCGTGGTAGGCGTCAACCGCGACGAGGCCGTTCTGGATCGACCCCTGAAACTTGCGCGGCGAGGTGGCATCGTCATTGTAGAACGCCTGCGCGCCCACGTTGGCGGCTTGGGTCGTGTCGACCCGCATGTGCGCCAGGATCTGCTCGTAGCTGTAGTAATAGCCGAGATGCGCATCGGCCCCGGTGCCGAGTTGAACGATGTCGGGATGCTGCGCCGTGGCGACAAGCAGGCTGTCGCGCGCCAGAAGCGTCTTGATCTTCACCCAGGCGCTTCGGCTTGAATACGATCCGGTGTAGCCCCTGACCGCGAAAATGTCCTCGTTCGTCTGCTGGACATCAATCAGTTCGGCATAGATGTATTCCGACCAGCCAAGGGTGGAGGTCTTCAGCCCCGCGAGCCGCACATTCTTGAGATAGACCGACTTCGCGCCGTTGTAGTTGAACCCGTGGCAGAGGTCGGCACTCACCAACGAGGGCCGGTTGTCCAGATGCCCGAGGCTGAGGTTTTTGAGGGCGATCAGACCGTTCGTCGGATAGGAGGCTGAACGGTCGGTTTTCAGCGCATAGGCGGTGTTGTTGGTGATGCCATCGCGCTTTCCGGCAAAGCCCACCCCGTCGATCTCCAGGCGGGTGAGGCCAGTGATCTGCAAGCGGCTGTCGAACTTCGGCGATTTCCCCGGCGCGGCCCGCAGGCGCACCCCGCCCGTGCCAAGGCTGTAGCCATAGAGCGACGATGGGTCGGAGGTCAGCTTTGCCGTCGGCGGGCCAAACCAGCGCAGCGCAGCGCCGGAAATGAGGCCGTCCCAATCGCAGACAATATCGAGCTTCTGCGACGATGGCGTTCCAGCGGCCCACGAGTCTTGCAGCGCCTTGGCCTGATCCGGGCTGGTCGCGGTCACGACTGTCATGGAATCGCCGGGATCAAATCCTTCCCAACCTTTTTCCGGGTCCGAGGCAAATTCATCATCGACATTGGACCGCAGAACCGTGGCGTTGACCGTGGATGCCGCCGACACTGTGACCGTGCTGGAATTTGCGGTCCCGGAGGTCAGGCTGTCAGCCGCATATTCGGTCAGCCCGACCTGATGGCCGACATCGGCGGCTTGCAGGACATAGGTGTTGCCGGTTGCGCCGCTGATCGGCACGCCATCACGGTTCCAGCTTTGCACGGATTTGGTGACGGTGCCGGTGCCCACCCAAGTTCCGGGAACATAGGTCAGGGTGTTGCCTGCGGTCGGCGTGCCGGTGAACGAGGGTGCCGCAGTGTTCGCCAGAGAAATGGGCGTGACACCGATACCATTGGACGAGGCGGAGCTTGAGGATGGCGTCGCATCGGTCGCATCTTCGACGCAACGGATGGTCTTTCCGACATCGCCAGAGACAGTGACATAAGTCGTCCCGGTTTCACCCGGAATATCCACGCCGTCAGCGGTCCAGCGGCGGGTGACATTGACCGTGCCATTCCCGGCCCAAGTTCCAGCCGTGGCCGTCAGGGTTGCCCCGACCGTCGTTGCCCCGGAAATTGACGGGGCCAAGGTGTTCTCCAGCGCAGGCGGCGGTGGGGCAGTGGCGACGCCAGACAAGGTGATGTCGAGCGTGAACGGCCCGACCTCATGGGTGCCATCGGTCAAGGTGTAGGTAATTGCCCCATCGTTAAGCTCTTGCCCGATCTGCGGATGCCCACTGAGAGAGCCGCCATCGTCATAGACGGGCGGTGTGGTCTTGCCGTTCGGCCAGAACTTCACAGATCCCTTGGTCAGAGTGACGACATGCGGCGACCCGGCCAGCGCGACCCAATCAATATCCACCCCATTGATCTTCTTGAACGTCACGGTGTCGGCGACATCGGGGTCAAAGAAGGCTGCAATCAGCGCCGCGAGCGACAGGTCTTTCAGCGGATAGGTGGTCATGGCGCTGGCACCTCAAAGGTCAAAGTGACGTTTCCGCCTGCTGGCGGTTGATTGTCCGGCGCAACCTTGAGGGCGCGCCTGGTGCTGGTGATGGTCCCGTCTGGAGCCGGAACGGACCCTGTGATCAAGGACCAGTCGCCGTTGGCGTCGATCCAGACCTCACGCTTTCCAGCGGCGGGCGACTGCCCGTTATGTGCGTAAACAAGCTTCATGCTGGTGACACCGTGCTTGAGAGGCAGGCCCAAGACATTGTGGCGTCAGAGCCTGCGATGGTGAGAGCGGCAGGGTCGATGGTGCCTCCGCCCGTGTTCCAAGTCCTTGATCCGTGGCACCAGACGCCGGTGTAGCCGGTGCTGTCGTGCTTGCCGGAAACAAGGTCGGCGATGTCGCCGGAGGTATAGAGATCGGCGGTCCCGACGATCCGCGCGCCACAGCCCCAATATTCGATAATGGTGCCGTCCGTGACCGGAGTGTTCGACGGCGGATCAATGACGATCCCGTTCGTGCCCTGCGTTTTGAGCGCTGGCGTTACATCGGTCGTCGGGGACAGCCGCGCGCCGCGATAGGCTTTCACAATCACGATATGGACCGTGTTCGATGATCCGGGCGCGGTCACGACCACATTGGCATCGGGCGAAGCGCCCATGGCCTTTTCGAAGACGTTGGCCGACACGCGATAGGTGTCAGCGGTGTCGATCTTCGGAGAGAACAGCGCTGCGTAACCCGAGGTCGTTATGGCAATGGTGCGGTTCGCGTTCGAAGCCGTGGAGACAAAGACGCGCACCAAGTCGTCTTGCTGCAAGCCGAGGCTCGTGAGATCGACGGTTACTGAACCAGACCCGACGCCGAAGCCGGTCAGGGTGCCAAGCAGGCTGAGGGGCGGAGCATCGGTCTGGAAGGCGGCGGTGATGACCACGCCAGATGGGTTTGTCCCAGCGTCCCTGTGGAGGAAGGCAATCCGATAAGCGGTGTTGGCGGTAAGACCGGACCCGCTGACGTTTTGCGTCCCCGTCGCCGTAACCGCCTGCGTCCGAATCCCTCCAGGACAGGCCGCGCCATTGCCGTCTTGCCCCGCTTCAAGCTGCGCCAGTGATGGAGCCGGAGCGGTGTCGGGATAGACCACGAACTTCAGCGTGCCAGACCCTTCGTCCGTGACGACTGAGCCAGTGAAGGCATTTTGTCCGTTCTTTGCGCTGATCGGAGTCGAAAGCAGCGGTGCGGTTTCGTCGGCCAGAACGTCAAATTCCAGCGCGAAGGAACCGCCAGCCGGAACATTCAACCGCTGGACCGCGAGACTGACGGCGAAAGTATGCAGGCCGGTCGCGTCGGTGTAGCTGGCAATGAAACTTACATCGGTCGCGTCGTTGCGCAGAAGAAGTGTGGCCCCGTACTCCAGCGTCACGCCGTCCACATTCATCTGAAGCGTGCCAGCCGGGACAATGTTCGAGAGCGAAATAGAGCCGGGAGAAACCGCGCCCGGAAGGCTGAACACCAGAACGTCAGCGCCCTGCGCGCCCTGCTCCATGATCGAAGCCGAACGGGGGGCAAGGCCCCCGCCGCCGCCAGACCTAAAGACCGAAGACCCGAACTGTGCGTTCGGGCCGTCTGTCGTCCATATCCTCTCCCGCCCAGCCATCAGATCGGATCTGTGACCAGAATTGCGGGGGTGGCCTGATCGTTGTGATAGGTGATTGTCAGCCCCGCCGACCGCACAACCTTCTCTCCCGCATCGAAGGGGATTTTCGATGTGCCGCCATCGCTTGAAAGATGAACCTTCCCGCTCTGGACAAAGAAGATCGTATTTGACCCGAGCGCGCCGGTATTCGCACTGGTGCCGCCCGCAATATTGATCACAGCCATTTCACAGGCCCTTTCATTTAGGAGATTTTCCGTATGAACGCATCGGCATAGACCTCTACGTCGCCGTAGCTGAGAGCGACCCCGAGTCCATCGGTCGCGCGGGTGACATTGCACCTCATCCGAAGATCGAGCGCCTTTGTTGCAGCGAGAGTGAACCGCCCGCGCACCGTGCAAAAATCTCCGGTCTGATAGGGCACAGAGGCGGAGCCAAAATTGCCAATAATCAGATCCGCACCGTCCGTGACATTGTAGAGCTTTGCCTTGAAACCCCCGCAGATGAAGCCGGGCACGCTGGCATCAATCTCGTAGGTTCCGGCAGGCAGAGTGATCTGGTTCGAGGCGAGCGACGCGCCAGATATTGTGTTCGTCAAAACCGTGTTCAGGACGCGGGTGAGATAAGATCCAGCGGTCGCAGTCCCGCCATGGGTGCCGGATACTCGCTGATCCCTGACATGCAGGACTTGTTGGCTGGCCGCGATCAGGGCCGCTACAGATGCGGCAGTCGCGAAGTCTGACCACCCCGTCCAAGTTCCGGCCGAACGGACGTTGGTGAAAAGCACTCCATCCTTGCGGACATAGAGGATTGTGACGTTGTTGCTATCCAAGCCCTTCGAAATGAAGATGTCACCAGCGCCATAGCCAGGAGGGGTATTGGTGCAGCCCGTCGAGCAGTAGAAAGCCATGCCGCGCGGATTGGCTGCGGCGCGCGCAAGCAGATCAGCACCAACTTCCGCCGTCGATAGCGCCCCGAACAGTGCGAGGTTCGCCCGGAAGGTGCCAGCGTTGAACTCTGTGCCGTTGTTTGCGCCGATAACATCGCCGGTTCCCGCGCCCGACGCACCTTTTGCGACGAATAGCATCCACTTCCCGGCCGCAAGATCAGTTGCGAAGGTGCCGGACGTGTGGGCCTGCATACAGACATAGGCATTGCCGTTTTCGGCTCCGGCGCTTGCGGACGCCACGATGTCGGACGGGGCATAGGCCGTGGCCGTTACCCAAGCGGCCTTGAACTCAAGCAGGCTGTTTTCGGCTGCAAGGGCGGCGGCGGCAGAAGCCGAGGCGGCATTGGCGGCGGCAGAAGCCGAGGCGGCATTGGCAGCGGCAGAAGCAATGTCACCAACATCAGGCCCAGCAATGATCTTTTCGCCCGTCACATCGAACACAAGGGCGGCGTTCCCAACAATTTCAGAAAGCACAGGCGCATCGCCTGAGGCCACCTTGACTGCAAGATCAGAGTCTCGCGCCTGCTCTTGCTGCACGGCCGTCAGAATGTCCGCATCGGCCTGCATATTTCCGGCAAGATCTGGCGCTGACTGAAGATAGTTGGCGTTCCGTCGAGGCAAGCGCTTGCCATAGATTTCTACGTCAACACCAGTCACGGCTGTCGGCAGAACAATCTCAGCGTCTGAAGACCGGCCACCCAAAAACGTCGCGTTCACTGAGAACAGCGCTGTCTCAGCCCCATCAACAACTACCCGCAAGTCCGATGTTGAAAAAATCGGAAATGTAACGGAAAAATTCGCCGTCAAAACGAGCGGCGAATGTTTTACATAGCGCGTAGAATAGCTGAGGGTCATTTAGGGGCCTCTGGTTTCCCCGAAAATCCACCTTCAGGCCCTAATCCCGCAATGCACCGTCAGTTTCGCGGCTTGGCTCCTGTCATTTCAACAAGAGCATCTTCGAGACGGGAATAGAGGTTGAATACATGCGTGCCGTTCAAAATCGGATGATTGTTTCCGGGCAGAGGACGCATCAGTTTGCGGACATCGCGGTAAGTTTGCTCACCGCGCGCCATTGCGGCCGAAGCTTCTCCGACACCCAAAAGCATATCGACAGACGGCCCAAGCGCTCCGGCCAGCTTAGACCTTGCCTGGAACCGAGATGGGGCCTCATCGCCAATCGAAAGCTGTGGGAACGTGGCCGACAACATCCCATATGGCTCCATCATCCAGCCAGCCAGCCCAGACCTGTCCAGCGCATCCATCCAGAAGGCTTTTCCATCCTTCCGATCATAACCGCCAAGGTCAGCTTTTATGTTCGAGACCAGCCCGCCCAAAATTACCGCTGTGGTAAAACCCGCCAAAACGTCGGCATCTGCCCTTTGGAGGCCAGCAATCAAAACTCGGTGATAGGCAGAGAACCCGAACGACTTGAACTGGAGGAAAAACTTCCCGGTCTCGGTTGAGAAAGCCAGAGGCTTATCCTGACCGGGAGTGACGACCATCATATCAAATTCTCGGTTCATCGCGCGGCGGAAGGCCTCAAATGCCTCTCTGTCATCCCATCTTCCACCCTGAGGCAACCAGAGAAGTCCATCCTTGTCGCCGTGCCTCTCAATCTGCTTTGCAATGCGCTCTGCCATCCAAGGCTCGATGCCGTTCGCGGCCAGAATTCGAAGTTGCTTTTTAGACCCTTTCCCATTGGCAACGGCATCGGCTGCTTTCGCCATACGAGACGCTACGGCCGCGCCACCAACGGACTTCCATCCAACGTTCCAAGGGATCATGCCGGTTGCAATGGAGAAGTTTCTTGCGCCCTCAGACATCAGGCGCTCCATCTTTGACCCACGCCCGTATCGGTCAAACACTTCGGTCATAGCTGCTGCCCGGCTGTTCAGGTGCCACTCTGCCGCTGCCCCAAACTCTGCCGCTTCCGTTGCGGATCTGAAGAATCGCTTCGGATCGACAAGCGCCGTCGCAACCGCTCCAAAAGCCCCCTGAATTCCCCCTCTTGTCACAATTCCAGCCACGTCTGGAATAGCAGAAAGGGTCATGCCGCCCAGATACCCCATGTATGAAACCGTTCGCGCGGCTCTTCCTGCCTTAACCCAACCCGATCTCGGATTGTCCGGTTGACCATATCGGCCAAGGATTCGGTCACGCATGGCGGTAAAGTCGCGCGTCGCGGCATCAAGTTCGGCTTTCAGCCGTTTTTTCGCGCCTGCGGTCTTTGCTTTTTCGATCTTGACCGTGGCTTCGTCCGTCATTTCCTGAAGAACTCGCTTGCCATCAATATCGCCAAAGGTCCGCATCATTTCTATCTGCGGGACCATGGAACGATGATACTGATGCAGGATCGTTTCGGCATTGCTTTCCAGCCACGGCTCCAAAACTTCATCAGACACATCCAGCACGCGCGCACGAGTGGGCGACGCAAAAGCATGGCTCATCGCGCTGTCGCCCGGCTTCATGCTCAAAATGGACTGGATGGTTTCACGAACGTGCGTGGCGATTTCTTCGTCTGACGCACCGGCATAGAATTCTTCCTTTTCACGACCAGCCTTTACTGTCCTGATCTCAGATTTTACACGATCCATTTCTTTCAGCGCGGCCTTGATTTCCGACCTAACTTTTGGCCCAACCTCATCCTCTATTTCCTTGAGCCGCGACTTCGCTTCTTCGAGGCGATCAAGAGCGCCAAGCACTTTCGCATTGGCTGCGCCTTCGGATTTTCCAGCCGCCTTGGTCGCTCGCTTGGCCTCACCTGCCTTGGCCTTCTGCACCTTTGAATTATTTTGGCCGCCAACCTTTCGAATGATCGTATCAAGCGGATCAGACACATCAGCGCCAAGCGCCTCGATCTCGGCCCTGAAATCTCGTGCGGCCTCAAATCTGGCCAAATCGGCTTGATCAATATCCGAATAGACCTTCTGACCAGCCGCCTCCCTGCTTATGGCATCCAGCAGGTCATTCACGGTTGCGCCTTCTGGCAGATAGCCGTCTTCGACCAATGCTTCTCGCATGTGATCTATTTCACGCCCATCTTTTCGCCGAATGCTTATGGCCTTCGTGTCGAGAATATTTTCGATGTCAGTCTTTTGCGCGCCAACTGACCAACCTTTGCCGTTCCAGCGACCACCTGCACGGGGATCGGCAATACCACCTTTGGCGCGGATGGCTTGAAGCAAGCTCATCGGCTCAAGCTTTGCCATACCTCGCGCGTCGGCAACTGCCTCCTTCAGTGCAGCGCGGGCTGCGTCGTCAAGGACACCCTCTGAAAGCCCGGTGGCACGGGCTTCGAAAAGGCGCTTCAGAGCGCCGGTCGCCCTGCCAGCGACATCAGCCGCCCGAATGGAAGACTTGGCCCTTTCTCGCTTCGCTCTAGCCTTCTCAGTGGCCTTCCCGAGCGCCCTCCTGTTCTGCGTCACTTCTTCGCGCAGGCGCAATTGGTCGATTTCCAGACGGTTCAGCGTGTCGTCCTCGGCAAGAAGGGTCTGCGCCCGCTCACGCCTCTTGGTGAATTCGGCCCGAAGGACAGGCTCAAGATCTTCAGCGTTCCCGGTGCCCCAGTTCTGAAGGATCTTCTCGTCGTTGTAGACACGAGTGAAGTATGATGCCGCATTGTCCAAGTTCAGGCTGTCATCAAACAGCCCAACGTCGATGGCATCTTGCTTGATCTTGTCGAAGACGGTCTTACGCAGATGTTCGGCGGCGGTTTGCACTTGCGGAATGGGATGTTGATCGCCAGAGCGCATGGCGCGACCGACCTCATCCAAGAACTCTCCGAAACCCATCTTCTCTGTCTTTTTCATCAGATGGGAGAAGCGCGACGAGATCGGCGCTGTGATTGTGCCGACAAGACCAACAGGCCCGTCTTTCCAGTATTCACTGAACGAGCGATGCAGGCCGGAAATCGCCCGGGACAAGTCGTTCCGCTCACGGACATTGATCCTTGCTTCGACAGATCCGTCAGGGCCGCGAACTGATCGTCCTTCCGCATTGACTTGGTATTCCAGTGGCGTTTCAACCATATCGACAAGTCCACGGCGGGCGCTATCCAAGTCCGATGTTGCCATGCGGAGGATCGGGTCCGTCTTAAGAAATATGTTCAGGCCGGGAACTCTCCTGACGGCCTGAAAGACCTCCTCCCCCCTGAGCTTGAGATTGCCCTCCAGAGCTGAGCCAGCAGACAGCGAGCGAAAGACCTCATTATATTCCTCCGTCCGGGCGATGGCCTGTTCAGTTTGCTTTGCCGCAGCCTTGAACTCAGCCTGTCCAAGCTTTCCAGCCGCTGCACCAAGGAAGCCCCCAAGGATCACAGATCCGCCGATGGCAAAGGCGCTTTCTTTACCCGTTCGGGTTTGCTGAGTGCCCTGAAGCGCAGCTTCGTCGATCGCAGCCGCTGCTCCGGCCGATACGGCAACCGAAAGCGATGTCCGGGCTATGGAAACGCCTTTCGCTCCCCGATAAATGGCACCTCCAGGTAAGAACGTCGTCGGAGACAGAAGGCCAGCCCCCATCTGCGCCATGAAGCCTTGCCATCCTGCGGCCTGCAAAACAGCGTCATCCTCCAGTTCGTGATCAATTTGCAGCTTCATGCGCGCCACATCTTCAGTGCTCCGCGCTCCAACAAACCTCTCAGCGTAAGGCTCATACTTCGACCCCTGTAGGGCCTCCCAAGGGCGGTAATCAGGATCAAGGATAGCCGTTGGGTCAAAACTGAATGAGGTTGCCGCAGAGACGATTGGGTTCTCCGACCTGAAGGCCGCACCAAGAATGCTGCCCTTTTCCTCCTCCGGCTCCGGCGTGACACTCAGGCCCTGCGGAAGCCCCAAGAAGCCCACGGGAGCGTCATCTTCAATCCACGGCATCAGTTACCACCATGCGGGCCGCTAGGGTTCCACGGCAGGCCCTGCGCATTCGTCTGAAGCGCCCAGTTCAGAGCATTCTGCCTATCAAGCAGGGCATTGGCCCTTTGCCGGTTTGCTTTGCCGATCAGAAAGCTGTCCGAAATGACATTCGTCGGATCAAACACAAACCGCTGAGGCATCTCCTCATAAGTACCGTCTTCATCAAAGTATCCGACCTTGTAACTGGGCGGCTTGCCTGAAGCCACGTCCTGTCGGGTTCTCGCGTCCGATGTGAGTTGTATTTTTTCCGGGGCAACTTCTTTGATCTCAACCACTGTGCTTTTGATCAGAGGCCAGTCTTGCGGAATCGACACGCGATCCGCACCGAAAGCAAAATCGCTCACATCCGCAATGAGCTGATCCTGCATCCATGATGGATCAATCCCGACAGGTGTAGGATAGAAGTTCTGAGGCGGAAATTTCATCAGCCGGTTTGATCCGGTCGCGCCATCCGGGCCATAGACCCGAGATAGTTCGGAAAGCGCACGTTCGCGCGCCCTTCCGTCATCGCCGGTCTTCACAAAGGCATCGGTGTAGAGTCGTTCGTATTCGGACATCATTTCGGCTTGTTGGCCAGTGTTGCCAAGTTCAGCCGTCACCCCTTTGCCCGACAAGTGATCGACAATATCCTTAGGGGCCAAGCCTTTTGCCCCTTCTTTCGCAGCGTCTGAGAGGTTTTTGCGCTTAGCAACATTCTCTGGAAGCCGGTCTTCAATCATCCGTGCAGCGGCTTCTTCTCCAGACATGAAGCCAGAGTAAAATGTGTAGTCCGCAAGGGCATCTTGCACGTCCCCCTTGCCATCATGGAACATCAGCGCCGTCGGTTGATTGCCCACTACCTGATTCAGGAACTCCATGGATTGCGCGAGAGCGGCAGGGTCTCCACCGTTGACCGACTGTCTAATAGCCTCGAAAGACGGCTTCGGAAGGTAGCCGCGGCTTGCGGCGATCTCACCCGCCGCCCTCATGCCAGTTGCCGACATGGCTGGCTCGTCCCCAAGAACCGCGTTATAGGCCTTGTCGGTATTGCTTCGGGTTTTTGCGTCCGAGAAATCCATCTTTGCCGTCGGATTCACGATTGTGGCAATGGTCTGAGCCGTCGTGGTGCTTTCCTCATTCGCCTTCCGAATGGCGGCGACAATGGTTTGCTGGCTCTGGTCACCAAGGCTGTGGTCGCGCAGAACTTCGCCTTCCGTCAGTGTCGGATCGCGACCCGCAACTCGCGCCTCATACTCTGTCGCGCTGGCATCTTCGATGTTCTTGCGGACCATCAGCCGATCCCTGAGAATATCAGACGCCATCGCGCGCAATTCAGGATCTTCGATCTGATCAATCCGAACCTGTTGAGCTGCAATATCGCTGGTCTTTACCGTCATCTTCCGCGCAGCCCAGTTGGAAGCATCGGAAACCGTCATGTTTGACATGAACGGATTTGACTCGACAACGCCCGGCAATAGGTCTGAAATCAGCGCCGTAGGATCGGCCTTCAGGACCGTTATTGCCCCGCCGACACCAAAGAAGTGCGCCATATAGGTGGTTGCGTCGTTCACCGGCAATCCCGCGTCAGCGAGGGCGCGCTGATTTTTTGCAGTGAAGTGGGCGAAGACCTCATTCGAAGCGGTAGGGTTTTTGCGCATGTCAAGAATATCATCGTTTGACATTCCGTTCGCCCACTGCGCCCCGCCCTGTTTCTGCAACTCGCGCACGTTTTCCATCCAGGTTCCCGAAATGAACCCATGAATGCCGGTTGCAGATGAGTTTGGATTTGTTGCGTCCGCAGCGCCGCCGCTTTCCGCGCGTGTGACCTTTGCCGCATATGAGCCATCCGTCAGCCCCGAAACAATACCGGCTGCATCAATCCCCTTCAGTCGGCCATTGGTCGCCTCGTAAAGCTTCATTCTCGCATCGGGGGAAATGTCTGGGTCTTTCAGTGTTTCCATGATCTGACCGCGCAAATCATCGGAAATCTCCGTGGCTCCCGCAAGGCCGGACAAGGTTTGCATGAGCTGGGCAGCTTTTGCCGAACCACGAATGCCACGAAGGTAAGCGGAAGTTTCGGCCTCAGTCTCCGAAATATATGGCGCATTCGTTCGGAAGGCGGAAAGCCCTTCAATCTCCGCCATCTTGGCCTCTGCCGCTGCCATGTCCCCGCCAAGAACCAGATTGATATAGTCATCGGCCATCATGTCGCGCAGGGCCAGCGTGTTCCGATCCGCCTCCCTATAGGTCCGGTCAATCTCCTGATCATAAAGGCCGTTGAAGCGCCGGTTTGCCTCGGTCTGTGCCGTCAGCATCAGATCTTCGCGGAGGGCTTTCGGAACGCTTTCATCCTCGCCCATGATTTTTAGATAGGCGTCGGACGCCTCTTTGAACCCGGCCGGATCAAACTCGTATTTCCGGCCGAGTTCAGTGAAGGTTTCCGCCATGTCGATCTGGCGTTGCGCGGTATATTTGGCAAATGCCGCCGAATTGTGGAGGTCGGCCATTTCGCCGCCAAGCACGCTCTTTTCCTTCACCTTCAGGGTGCCGTCAGCATCCCGATAGACGGAGTTCAGGCCTTCCTCCACCGCCTGCTTCTTTGCGGCTGGCTTCACAAAATCCGCTCCAGCTTTGGCGAGACCGGCCAGCGCCGCCCAACCAGCGCCCGCCGCTGGCGCTTCTGTCGTGGCGGCAACCTGTGAGATTGGGTTGGAGCGGACGATTTCAGGAATGCGCGCCATCAGATCCAGCCCTTATAAGCGCCAAATTCGGCGAGAGGTGTTGCTGCCCCAGTTATGCCGGTTAGCAGCGATATCTTGCCCGCCTTGCGATAGCCTTTTGCCGCCGCCCTGAAGTTCGCCGCCCTCTGGCGATCATCGGCGCGCTGGCGCATCCGCTCACCGTCCATGACTTCCCGCCCCTCCTTTTCGAGAAGGAGCGCGTTCGGAGACCGGGAACTCAAGCCGTTCGCAGCCCGCGCAGCGCTAACCGTCCCAAGAAATCTGTCAAGCTCACCGCGCGCGGCGGTATCCCGCTGAAGAGCCTGAGTGTCGGCAAGGCGAGCCTCACTTTCAGCGCGCGCGGCTTGATCCATGTTCTGCGCGCGTTCGGAAAGACCGCCAGCGACTGCGCCAATGACCTGAAATGCCGTAAATGCCTGCATCAGATCACCACCCTGTAGCCAATCTTGAGTAGCCGGAAGGGTCCAGGACGATCCATTGAGATATGCACATCCTCATAAGGAACCCGGCCAAGCACAGCCGTCTTGATTTGAGTGTCCCGAAAAGACGGCGGGACCGTCAGATCTTCGCCAACGCGATAGCCACCGAAGGGAGCGCCATTGATGGTGAAGACACCTGTCGCCTGAACCGTCGCAAATATCTGGATAATTCTCTTCGCCGCCCTGACGCCGCGCTGAGTGCGGATCGACCGCCTTGCCCACGGAACCACATCAACCATGAATGGAAGGCCTACCTGCACGGCGCCGTCATAGTCAGGGAAAACAGCAAGAGCGCCATCTGCATCAAGCGGCTTCCCGGCAGGGTCAATCAGCAGATCGCCCAAATCCCAACCTTCGTGGTAGACCGTCGCGGCATGGCCGACCAAGTGCGTTGCGTATGCGCCTACCCACCCATCCCACGAAACCCCGTCCTCGCCATGCGGGAACCCGCTGGAACGACGAACCCACGAACAGCAATCCATCACGGCCTTTGGGTCGAACACTTCACAAGTTCGCCGGTCGGCTCCAGCAATCATCCGATCCACGACACAGCGCATAGCGCCGAAGCACTGATAGACAGACTGGAACGAACCGACCGTATCCCAAGGCCGCCAAGAGATAGTGCTTTCATCCCGATCCCATTGGCAGACGCCGACCGATCCGTCCTGAAGCACGGCGAAGACGAGTTGCTCAGTCGTTTCGGAACCTGAAGTCGTCGCTGAAAGCCTGACCGGGCTTACCGGAATATGAGAGTGAAACTTGGCCATTGGGACCGCTCGCCACGAGCGATAGACATCCCCGGCCAAAATGGCGGCATGAACATGCTTGCCGACGGAGTCCGCAAAGACACATCCGTCATCAACCACCGCAGGCTCGATATCCGCGCATCCAATTGAAGAAAATCGAACAGGATTGATGGTCTTTGGCGTTACGGGCGAACCGTCTCTCGCGCCTTGATAGAACAGGCCTCCAGAGGTCATAAACAGTAGATCCTCAGCAGAAACTATGAAACGAATTGTCCCGCCCCGGTCGGCGGAAAGACTATCAGCAAAGCCATCGGCATCGCCGACGCCCATACCAAAGTCTGAAATGCTGCCTACAACGCTGACCGCAAACGCCAAGGGCGCGGCCGGAAATCCTCCGATATAGAGCCGTCCGCCATGCTTCGCGGCAGTTCCGGCATAGCCATGCACCGCAGAAGTCATCTGAACGTCCCAAAGGAATGAAAAGGCAGGGGCAACCGTAGTCACAGCAGAGATCACTTGAGCGGCATTCGGCGCGACAAGCTTAGGCGTCGCCGTGGCATCAAAGCCGTCGTAGCTTGACGTTGCCAACACCGTAATGTCCGAACCGGCAATCCCTGTGATGATCCCCTGTCCGCCGAGTTTATCATGCTCGACCGCATCCCCAAGCTGATAGCCCGACACAGAGGCTACCGTGATTTGGTAGGTCGGGGGCAATTCCTCCTTGACTGTCCCGTTCATCACCGTCGAGGAAACGAAGCCGGTTAGCGCTATTTCCCGATCCAGATACCGAACGGAAAGACCAACATGCGCTGAGGTCCAGATCGCAGAGCTTGCCGTAACCGTGATCGCCCCGGTTCGGGCAGACGGTCGGATTTGAACTCCCTCATAGTAACGCCAGTAGGGCTGAAGCTTCTGACCAGCCAACCCGAGATCAAACTGATAGGTGCCATAGGACCAAGTGAGGCCATCAAAGATGATGGCCTGTGGCGGAGTGTTTTTTGACCCGATGACGACAGCGCCGCTATCTGGGTCTGAGATCACCCAAAACTTCATATCCTCAAAAGTAAACGCGCCGTATTTTCCAGACAGAGCGTCCCACGGAGACGCCAGGTTCTGGTATGCAATGGCCCCGGAAGAATCTCGAACAACCACACCATTCGGAACAATGTGTAGGTCGAACACCCCCCCGATGCCAAAATCAACCTCCCGGCCAGATGGGGCCAGCGTATCAAACAAATAGGCGGTGCCGGAGCGACCTTCCATTTGCCCGGATGACACGTTGACCGTGTTGCGCGCCACCTTTACCGACTGCTCAATCAGAGCGATATCGTCGCGCTCCACAGCTTCCGGCCGCACCGATCCGAGGCTAAAGTCGGTTTGGAAAATGGTCTCCTTCAGGCGGGCCATTAAGCGCCACCCCGCCTCGCGCGAAGAATGCGACCGCCGCCGAGCTTCCATACGCGCCGAGCCGAGCGGTTTTTGGAGCCTTTGATACCTGCCTTCATCAGATGAAAGTCGGCCTCCTGCTCTTTTGCAGCGGCCTCAGCGCTTTCCTCAAGACAGTCCTTGATCACCGCCTCAAGCTTGCGCTGGACCGCAATCGCGAACTGCGCTGACCAAGTATGCTCCAGCCCGGCGCGCACATACTCTATCTCAGCCTTTCGATTGCTGGCATTCACCATCAGGCGGGCAGTTTCCCCGTCGATTTCCCATGGCTCAAGAAGATCAGCACATGAGTATCCGCCGAGATAGACATCCGTGATGTGAATGGCGTCGTTTGGCAGGGCGAACGCATCATCAAAGCCAAAGTCCCCTTCAGCGCGAGATGTCAGTTCCCGCCTGACCCTCCCGAACTCAAACGCGCCATCGCCCTCCTCAAAGCAGGACCGCACGATCTCATCATAATTTGCATCAAGCGCCATCCAAAGTGCGCCTCCTTCCCCTTCGACGGCAGGGTCATTGCCGGTCCGAAGCAGAGCCGCGTTGAAAATGGTGGTTTTTGATCTGACAGCCATAGCCGGACAATCGCGGTTCCGGCCAAATTGCCGCAATGCACCAATGCGAAAGGCCCCCAGTTTCAGGGGGCCTTTCAGGGACGGCAGCGGGTTAGCCCATCTTATTCGCCATCAACTTCATCATCGACTTCACCGTCCTCCGCGCCGTCAACATCGCTGGTTTCGTCATCAGTGATGGGGACCGCATCGATCAGGCCCTGGACGAACGCGATGAGCTGAGAACGGGACATCTTCTTGCGGATTGGCTTGCCAAAGCTTGCGGCCATGACCTTCAACTGTGTCGATTCCAGGGCGCTCAGGCTCATCCCTGCCACCTTGACCTCAACCTCCTGTTTGGCAGGAGCATCGACCTCGTAGAGGCCTTTGGCGTGGCGCAGGGCTTCCAGAGCGCCGGACCGCCACATCTTCACCGGACCGGCAGCGACAGCTGCATCCCAGTCCTTCTGGGTAAACTTCACGTCAGAAAACGACTTCGGCTTTGCAACCGGCTTCAGAACAACAAAATCATCAGCCATGTCTTACGCCCCCGGCATGATGGTCGAGTAGCACCCGACTGTGAGCGAAGGCGTGGTGCCAGCCATGACAACCCGGATCCGCGCCTGATCGTATACCAGCCCGAGTTGCTCAGTCGTCCAGAGCAGGTCAAGCGTAAATCCGGCCGCGCTCGACGGGGCCGCGCCAAGCCTGACCGACGTGTGACCCAAGGTATACGCAGCCAGCGTCTCGAATGTGGTGAAAGCGTCATTCGATCCTTCAATCACAATCGTGTAGAGTTCGTTGGCCGACGACACGTCGATGTTTTCGATGACGAACCGCGTCAGAAACGCCGTCCGCATGGCCGTCTTCTGGTCAATGGTCGCAAGGGTGGCTGTGGCCGTCAGCGCGGCGGAACCAAGTGCGCGATGGGAAAGTCGCGCATCAAACGGATAGTATTTGTTCGGCATGTCGATTCCTCCTTATGCCACGATTGGGGCGTCAGTGATCGAGGATTGGCGCATCGCCGAATAGAAGTCCTCTTGCGTGATGCCGCAGTCCCACTCGAACAGGTCGCGCTTGAACACGCCCTTGTCGGTATCGACTTGCAGAAATTCAGGCTCGCCCGTCTGGATGCCGCACACCCCGTCCTCACGAAATGACACGACATAAAGGGAGCTTGTGACGGCCGCACCGCCGCCCCATGCAACTTCGTTGAACGGGAGGAACTGGCTGTCCTTGCCAACCTCATATCCAACCAGGATTTCCTGTTCACCGAAACGCAGGACGCGGCGACCCAGATTGCTGTCGTAGTCGTCGGTAATGCGGTTGTTGGTCAGGTTCGGATCACGCGCGGCCGCTTGGAAGCGAGTGCGCAGCTTGCGCGGCATGACGATGTGCGAAGCCCTGTTGGTCTGCGAAACCGCCAGGTCAAGCATCGCAAGAGAAAGCGGGCCACCACCGGACGCCACGTTGTTGACCAGCAGACGACTATCATCCTTGGAACCATTCACGTCAGCTGCCGTAGCGCCGGTCGCCTTCAGGCGCACCTTCAGTCCGCTGAACAGCCTGGGATTGGTGGCATTGTCGCCATTGATGAACACGTCGGTCCAGCGCCGTGCCGCAGCCCCCATCTGCCCCTTCATGTAGACGATGCGCTTGCGCTCGCCATACCGCTTCAGCTTGATCCGGTCGAACTCAATCAGGCCGGAGATCGGGTAGCAGGCATCTTGGAACTGCTCTTCGGAGCCATGCGAGATCGACGGCTCTTCGTTCAGCGCCCGGAAGTCCACTGCCGGTTGCGATGTTTCCCGATCAAACACATTCAGGCCCTTGGAGGCACCCTTGAATGAGATCGTGCGCAGAATGTCGCTTTCGTTCGGCAGTTGCTCGATCATGCCGCTCGAAAGGGGGTCGGGATGGCCTTTGGCAAACTCGACAAGATTGATTAGTTCGTCGGCCATTTGGCCCTCCTTTTACGCTGCTTTTCCTTCACGGAGTCGAAGGCCGTAGGCGATCTTCTCATCCGCGCTCATCTTCGAAGTGTCAGTAACGCCAGGGGCGGGCGGCGTGGTTGATCCGGTCGCCTTCAGAAGCGCCTCCACGCCGCGAACTGCATCTGCGCTGACCAGGCTGTCTGCCACTGCGCTGGCCTGTTCCGCAGGAAGGCGGGCTTTCAGTGCGTGCGTCACGGTGTTGATGCGCGCCTGAGCCTTCACTGCATCCCCAAGCTTGGCCTTCTCGACGCCAGCGAACTTTTCGGCCTCCATGATTCCGCGCAGTTCGCGGTTGACCATGATGGATGCAAGCTTGGCCATAAGGGCCGGAGGGGCCTTCACGTCGAAGAGTGCCGCCTGAACCGCCGCGATGTCAGGGTCCGCCGCGTCGAGCATCGACATCGGATCAAATGCGACTTCGTTTCCGGCCTCATCCTTGGTTTTCATTTTTTCCGGGTCGAAGCCCTCCGGAAATGCGTGGCCCTCTGGCAGCGCCCATGCGTATTCCTTCGCATCCTTCGGGAGACCACTCAGGCGCTCATCTTCCTGAGACTTGAATGCCGAAAGGGCATCAAACTCGGAGCGAAATTTGGCCGTGTCATAGGCTCCACCCTCACCCTTGAACGTGTCAGGGATGAAGGAAAAGTCCGTGTCGTTTTCGCCGTCAGCCATTGCCGACAATCCTCCTGATATTGAGTACAAAATTCCGCACTGCGTTGACTTCTCGCAATGCACCGTCAGCAGAGCCATTCGGTACGCCCGCGAAAATGACCGCTTTTTCCAGCAATTTCAAAACCCTAAGCCCTTCTTCACTGGTGAAGATGTCGATCACATCCGCCTCAAGGGCATCAGCCACAGCCGGATCTTCAGAGCGAAGCCAGATGAGATAGACATCCAGCATCGACAGGACCGGCGCTTCCCGGCGCATATCATTCAGCATTGCCGCCCGAGCGGCCTCTTTAGGCTTGCGCATCTGGCACCTGAGGCTGCATGGCTTGGGCTAGAGCAATAATCGCTTTCTCGTCGCGGAACTCGACCAGACGATCTTTCAGCTTGTCCTTGATATTCCGAAAGCTCTTCGGTCCATCGATCAGAAGGGCGGCTTGCTCTGGACCAAGCCCTTCATTCACCATCTGGATAATGGACTGCGAAACGAGCACATCCTCGCGCGCCTGCGCACGCTCCAGTGGCGATATAGGGCGGGCAATAACAGCCCCGCTTTCAATCATCGACAGGTCGGCACTTTCGAGCGCACCGCCCGACTCCCGCTCCAGAAACTCAATCCGGGTCAGGAGACCGACGCCAATTTCGCGCCAGAGCTTTCCGGCTGGGCGGGCCATGCGCCGTACCTGCTTTTGCTCCTGCCCCACATATTGAGACGCAGTGGGCGGCGTTTTGCCTCTCTGCGTAACCTCTCGATAGAAACCGTCCCGAACAATGTCCTGAAGCCGCTCTTCGGAAAAGAAGCCGTAGTCCAGCGATCCTGCAAGTCCGAGAGGTGTGACGGGGTTTGTCGTCCCCGGCATGGCGGGATAACCGATACCGCTCTCAACCCCGTCAGACAGGTCAAGAATGCCGTCATGCTGATAGACGTAGGCCGGATCAAGGGTACGATCCATGCCTTGAAGGTTCATCCTGGTGACTTCATTCAGCACCCGAAGAGTGGGCAGCATTCGAACACCCGGCCCACGCCCCCATGCAGAACCGGCGACCGGGTTAAACCGACCAACCAGCATCGGGCAAGACCCCTCACCGCCGAGATCCTCGTCCAGATCGATGGGCTTTTCATCGACCCGGATACACTGCTTCCATATAGGGTTCGAGCTGTCCGAATAGTCCCGCCAGAAACCCCACACGACAGAGGCGGAACCGCTGCCCTTCTTGATCTTCTCCTCGATTTCACGAGGGAACTTCGCCTTTGGGAAGATCGACGGCAAATCCCGGTAAAAATAGGACTCGCGAAAGAACCGATCTTCAAGCCCTCTTGGGCCTAGGCGCAAAAACGCTTTCGAGATCGGCAAGGCCCGGATCAAGATGGGAGACGATAGGGACGGCCGCTCAACCCACATGGAAACCGTGCCGACCACCGCGTCCTGAAACGCGATTTGGCCCTCATCGTAATAATTTGAAGACCGGATGGACTTGGCCATGATCTTTTCGAAGTCGGAGATTTCTCGACTTGCGTCTTTTGCCTTATTGGCGTCCACGCCATTCCCGGCCTCATATTCCGCCCATGGCGCATTCTCAGGCGTCATGGTGGAAAAAAGCTCACCGTAAAACTCTTCGGCTACCGTGGCAGGGAAATCGGTAAAAATCTCCTCTCCCTCTTTGTCTTTGCGCGGCCTCTCGTCCCACTCGCCTTCGCGGCCATTGAAGCAGAACTTATAGACCTCTCGCCCGGCCTCCTGAATGAACTCGCGACGATGGGCGCGCGCTGCGGAAAACCGCTCCTTGAACTCATCCATCTCAGCGCCTCATGCCCGCGTTGGACAATGGCGACGGGCGATTTGTAACGATGGAGAGGCGGGGCGACCTCAGCCGCCGAAAATCGGCCGTTTTTGTCTGAAGCTGCCCCTGCATTGCGCGCAGGTTTTCATTTTCAGCCCTAACCCGCTGTTGCTTCTGTTCCGGCGTTTCCGCTGGTGGTTTTGGGGACTTCATTCAGGAGCCTCGCATCGAACTTGTCGATAAGATCCCTGAATAGACCATCTGGTCGCAATGCACCCGAACGGACCCCGAGGACGTGTTTAACAAACGAAACGCAGGTCATGGGAGCGAAGAAGCTTCGCGATTTCCCCGCAGACGGTCCAAATTTGACCACAGCATAGGTTGCCAGAAGAAGCGTCAGATAGTCCTCCACCTCATCATAGGCATAGATCGGACTGGCGATTACGCCTTCATTTGTCAGATCGAGGTGTAGCCAGGTGTCATTGCAAAACCCGGCGAGGGAAACATGGCTGAAACGACTTGCATACCAAGCCTTCCCCGGATGGAAGATCACATGCCAGATCATGCCCGGATCATTTGGATAAATCATCGGCGCAGCGTGAATTTCTTCTTTGGGAACCGAACTGGTTCAGGTTTTCCGTGCCCGGCAGATAGCGCCGCAAACCCAAGACCGGCTCCGAGGCACGCATATTGCAGGGCATCGCAATAATCCGAATACCGATCCTTCATCGGCTCTTCATGATGCCGGTGCTGGCCCTTGATTTTCGCATAGTGGTATCCGCCACTCATGCCAGTCTTCAGGACGCGGCAGGCGGGGTCGATCAAAAGCGCCGGACCTCCGTCCACCATTTTATCAAGAAGGGCCTGCACGGCCTCAATGCGTACGGTTCGGATGTTATTTCCGGGAGCAGGCAGGACGTTCATCCCATTTGCACGAAAAATTGTGAACGGCGTCTGATCTGTCGCCTGTCCCTTTGATCCCCCTGTCGGGTCACCCCAGAACTGGACACCATTTTGGAAAGCCAGCGGGAACTTGCGCTGCAATCGTTGCTTCAGGAGCGGGGCAAACGTCCCGGCTGCTACATTTTCCATTCCAAACTCATCAAGCGCATACATTGCGCCCCGAATAAGTTGACACATGACCGCTGCAGGGTTTCTGGCGAAATCCAACCCGAGGATTAGCGGCCATTCCGGCTGATACTCGATCTTTTTGTCCGAGACATGGATTTCCGGCCGAAAACTCTCGAATACCGGCTTGCCAGATCGGTAGATTCCCACCCGATTCATTACGTAGGTATCAATCCACGATTTAGGCTTGCCCTTAATCAGCGCAAGATAGCTTTCTGTCAGCCACTTTGTATTTTCGGCCGCAGGGTTTTCGCTATACCCAGTCACCTTGCCGTTTTCGATGACCTCCAGAAGGCCTGGAGGTTGAACAAAACTGACATGCCAATCATCTGGGCAAACGTATTCCCGACGGTCTTCATCATCCCACTCGTCCGGGATTGGCACGTCGCCGCGCATATAGGGGATCCAGTGGCCTTCTGGCGGAGCGTTCAGGTCGCATATCACTCCCTTCCACGATGGCCCACCGCTGATTTTAGGCGGATACCTGCCCTGCATCGCTCGGGAGTGTGCAGTGTTGAAAATCGCCTTTTCAGTGAACTGCGCCTCATTAAACCAGATCCCCGTGACCTCCAGAGACACCAGTTTACGAACGTCCTCTTCCTGATCCAGCGCCAGAAAGATGAACTCCGCGTCAACCGTGGTTCCATCGGGCAAAGGGTATCTGACATGGTGCATCGGCGGGTTGGTCATCTTGACCTCGCCGTAGGCACCTTGGGCCATTTCTTCGAACCAGAACCGCCAAGTCTTCAGCGTCGTCTCTTTTAGGTCGTTATAGGTGTTGCGGACGAGCATGAAGCGGGTGCGCCGCACGCCATTTTCATCCGGCTTTTGCTCGATTGAAATTTTCCACAGCTTGAAACAGCAAGCCGTTGATGTCCCGGACCCGATTGGCCCTTGAATGATTGAAACAGGAGCGCGGTCCCAAAAGAACTTCTTCAGGACTTTCCCGTCCGGAACATATTGGAAGGTCTTAGCTGGCATCAGACAATCCGCAATAGAACGAGAGGCATGGCCCTGTTGGAGTGCCGCGCGTGGTCTGTGGAAGCATGTCAGAACACCCTCACCCATTCCAAAGTTGAACCCTTCTTTGCCACGATGGCCGACGATGCGACCTCGGACGCAAAGCGCAGGATGACGGTGCCGTTCGCGGATGGGGTAATGAACCCCTCGACAATGGCCGAGTTTGACCCCGTGGCAGCACTTGTCGCGTTCGAAGCGGCTGGCAGATCGTAGGCGGCAAGCCCGTGGTTCGTGGTTTGCGTCGTAGCTGTCAGCGAGTATCGCGACCGATACGAAAGCCGCGTGGGTGCTGCCGGGCCGCTGACTGAAAACCGCGCGCCGGTCGTCGTCGCGGCGGCGGTATAGTCGATTGACGCCCTGAACCAGTATCCCTCGCCTGCCGTGACGGCGAAGGACAGGCCGGTAATGTCCGCAATGGTGTTCGCAACGGCATTGTTGTTCGTCACGTCCGCCGCGAGGACGACAAGGTTCAGCGCATTGACCGCCGCCTGCGCCCCGCCAGCACTTTCCGCCGCCTTGGGAAGCCCGAGGGATGACAGATAGGCAAAGCCCGCGGCTTCGTCGTAGATCAGCGCCTCGCCCGCCGCTAGCGTGATCTTGTGGATCTCGAAGGCCGTGGTGCCGTCGAAAAGTTGCAAGGTGACTGTGTTCGCCGTCGTCGCATGGCGGTTTCTGATTGACAGAAAACGCACCGTGCGCTGGATACCCGCCCCCGGTGCGGAAACCACATTCGTCGTCGCGGCACTGGCAATGGTCGTCAGGCTGCGGCCCGGCGCGACAGCACCCGAATTGTGATCAGCAAACCCGGCCACCACGTCGATATTGGCGGTTCCAGAGGTGACGATCCGCAGAACGTCAGATGCGCCGGAAAGAAGGATCATATGAACCACCCCAATAATGGCGAAGCGCCGCCGCCGCCGCCCGGTGCGGCCCAAGTGCCGTCAGCCCGCAGGAAGTTGGTTGTCCCGCCGCCAGAGGCCGGGACAAGCCCCTTCAGGGCCGAAGTGAAGGCATTCAGCAAGGCGGTCTGCGCAGAGGCATCGGCGGCCAGCAGCATTGCCTGCCCCGCCGCCGTACTGTCGCTGATCCCTGCCGCAAGATGCGTGTGGCTTGTCGCGGCCTTTCCAGCCAGCGCGGCAGTAATCGTAGCCGCGAAGTTCGCATCATTCCCCAATGCCGCCGCCAGTTCGTTCAGCGTGTCCAGCGTGGCCGGTGACGATGCCACAAGGGCGGCAATGGCTGCTTGAACGAAGGCCGTGGTGCTGATCTGCGTCGTGTTCGTGCCAGGGGCCGCAGTCGGGGCGGTTGGCGTCCCGGTGAATGCAGGTGAGGCCAAAGGGGCCTTTGCTGACAGATCGCCGGTCAGGTCCACAACTTCCGCCTGAGGGTGTGAATGTCCAGAGGGGGGAAATGCTGAAGGCTTCCCGGTAATAGCGGCCCAGTCAGCACCGCCTGACGGCGGCGCATTCGTAACCGCAGCACGTTTGGCCTTCAGTCTTGCCGACAGAACGCCGGGAAGCGTCGGTTTGTCATACCGAGACATCAGTCACCACCACGCGCCGAAACGCTATTGAGCATTCGCCACTTCAGCCGCTCGCAAAGCCCAACCTGCCTGTAAATATCCTCAGTGGCGCACCATGACGTAACCATACTGCCATCCCGATACTCACCAAAGCCGTGGAACTCCTTCAGATGACCGGAGCGAGCATCGGCAAGAAGCTCCTCTAAGTTTCTGACAAGATCCTCATTCACATCAGGCAGCAGTTCAGCAAGGTGAAGCACGCGCTCTTTCATTTTGCCTCCATAACCCCGTTTCCGCGCGAAACTGCCAAGCCTGCTGCCAGCGCCCAACCAAGAACCCGCCCCACCCGCGCCTCCTGCCAGCCGAGCGCCTCAACCAGATGGCGCTCGCTCATCGGACGGACCCGCAGCGCACTCAAAAGCGCCGCTATGTCATCCCG